GATAAACGGGTAATGCTTGCTATGTATGAAGCAGAGCAATATAACCCGTTTTGCGCTTATGAAGATGATTTTGAAGGCTTCAAGGCTGACTGGGAAGCGGGAACCTATGACCCCGGCTGTACTTATACATTCCCTATTCCTGCGGTAGAGGTTCTGGAGGTTGTACAGGAGGAAGAAGACAACAGAAACCATGAACGGGTACAGAAAGAAGTTATCCGGGCGAAAGAAGACGTTTTTCTAAAACGCCGGGCGACAAAGAAGAAAAAGAGATACGGGAAAAAGAAAAGAAGATAGGAGGGCGAAGGAAGTGGGAAAGAGAAAGAACAGACATTGCCAGAGTAAACAGGAAGTATTGCAGAGGGTCAGGCAGCAGAGGGCGGCAGAACAGCAGGAGAAGCGCAAGCCGATTCTGAAAAGACAGTTGCAGACAATCAACAGCATAAAACCTTCTATTGACCGGGCAAGGGCGCAAATGAGGGAGAAGAACAGGAGGGAAAGCAAAAGTGATATTGTTTGAAAAGGCGGTGGAAGCGTTTTTCTTCTTCATATCAGCGGTAGTTATTATTTTGCTGATAGGGGCAGCGGGGCTTGTGTTTATCATACTGCGGGAGGTTGCGTGGTATGTCAGAAAACAGAATGAAAAGAAGATGGAGGAAAAGAACAATGCAGATGGCAGCATTTAGCGCAAAGTGTCCGTATGAAATCGGGGACAGGGTTGTGGTAATTGAAGTGGCGGGAACGAATGAAAACGGGGTAATGTATACGCAGCGGGAAGGAGTAATAACGGATATTGCCTGTACTCATTACATAAAGACAGGGAAAATAATTTTTACATATGAGCTGAACGGGTCCGGGAAGTATGAAAGGATTATGACCATAAAGGAAGTCGGGCTGACTGTCTGAAAATCTGCATATCTTACGCAAGTATACAAAATAGACAAATATACTTGCGTAAGATTGTGCATTTTGCCTATTGAAAATATACTTGCGCAAGTATATAATAAAGACATAATCAAACAAGAAAACAAGCGGAGGTATAAAGGATATGACAAAGAAAGCATTGAAAGAGAAATACACAGAATGGAACAAAGGAATTTCAGCACTTGACGCACGGCAAAGTGAAATCTGGGAAGAGTTGCAGGAAATGAGCGCAACAAGAGGGGACGGGAATAGATGGTGCTGCATGGAAAAGTTAGTCGAAAGCTTGACCAAAGCAGGGCTGGTATATCAGGTAATGCAAAAAGTTTCTGAATACTACAAGATAGAGGGGCAAAAAGAAGCGTTAAAGAATTTAGCGATTGCAACAAACAACTTTGAAATTTAGAGCCGGGAGCCGCACGGGGCAGCAGGTGTGAAGACCTGCGGGGCGGGTCCGATTCCCGCCCGGCGCATTACTGGGAAAATAAAAAATCATACCAGATACAAGGAGGAAAGGCACATGAAGACAATTTCAATTATCAACCTGAAAGGCGGGGTTGCGAAGACAACTTCAAGCGTCAATATGGCGCATATCCTGAACGCCGTACACAAAAAGAAGGTTCTGCTGGTAGATAACGACAAGCAGGGGAACGCTTCAAAGTTCTTCAACCGCCACAGCTATGACAAAGCGGGCGTTGCGGAGGTAATGACGGACAAGGAAATTGACACAGCAGCAGTCATTCAGCATACAGACTATGAAGGGCTGGACATTATCACAGCAAATATGAATTTATCAAAGGCTAATCAAAAAGTGCTATTAGACCAAAGCTGTATACAACAGACCCGGTTCAAAAGAGCGTTGCGGCAGGTGGCGGGGCAATATGATTTCTGCATAATCGACAATGCACCGGATATTAACATTAGCACAATAAATGCACTAGCTGCTTCTGATGATGTGCTTGTGCCAATTACGATTGATGACTTTTCACTTGACGGGCTGGAAGAATTGACAGAACAAATTGAAAACGCACGGGAAAATTTAAACCCGGCATTGTGCTTCCGAGGGTGCTTCATTACGCAGTATGACAGACTGAACGAAGCAGACCAGCAGGGGGAACAATATCTGCAAATATGCAATAAATATCCGCTTTTTGATACACATATCAGACGAACGGCAAAAATGAAACCCAGTACGTTTGAGCGGAAGCCGATTTTGATTTATTCCAGCCGCTGCGGGGCGGCGCAGGACTATAAAAAGCTGGTTGAAGAATATCTGAAAATGTGACCGAATTGGACACAGAAAGGAAGGAAAAAGAGATGGCAAAAGCAAAATTCAACCTGACGGACTTATTGAACAGCCGTTCAAAGGAGCTGGAGGAAGTAAGCGGAGGGCAGCAGGAGAAAAGAGAAGCGGGGCAGCAGGACAACGCCCCGCAGCAGGCAGAGGAAAACACAGTTGTAAATATTGATGTACATGACCTTGTACCGTCGCAAGAAAATTTCTATCATGTAGACGACGAATTAAAGCGTTCTATTGAGCTTGTGGGCATATTGCAGCCGTTACTTGTAAGCCGCCCGGAAAACGGCAAATACAGAGTGATTGCGGGGCATAGAAGACGGCTTGCGGTGCTTTCCCTGTTAGAAGAGGGGAAAGAGGAAATGCGGTTTGTGCCTTGCGTCTTCAAAAAAGAGGACGTGAGGGACCGGCTGGCGTTGATTATGGCGAACCGCTTCCGGGATAAGACAGACTGGGAAAAGATGATGGAAGCAATTCAGGCAGAGGAACTGGCAAAAGAGCTGAAAAAGGAATACAGCCTGAACGGAAGGACCCGTGAAGTCCTTGCAGAGATAACAGGGACGACGGAAGCGCAACTGGGGCGGTATAAGTCTATTTACAACAATC